AATTAATTCAGAAGTTTTGAGAGGAGCGACCTCTCGAAGCTTCCTAGATATATAGCGGGATTTACTCTTTACCCACATCGCCTGAGCTGCAACGCCTTGCAGCTAACCTTATAGTAGTTTTATCCTGCGAACTCGGTTTACTCTGTATGGCTATCTCCACTTGGTCGTCACCATCAAGCTCCGATACTTTACCCACCTATAAGCAGGGGTTGTTCAGTCACATATATCTTAAATTATTTCTTAATTATTTCATAGTAAATACTATATCAAATTTTATTCATTTAGTAAAGACTTTTTTTCATCTTTTTTTAGCGGATTAATTTGAATAGTGCGTGGTTTCTTATCTTCTGGTATTACCTTATCAATGTGAACACTAAGTAATCCATTTTCAAACTCAGCTTTACGTACTACCAAATATTCACCGAGTGTGAATGATTTACGAAACTTACGTTGGGCAATTCCTTTTGCATGATAGTTTCGTTCATCTTTACCACCACTACCTTCAATATATAATTGATCGTCTTCAACTTTTACTTTGATATCTTCTTCTTTATAACCTGCTAAAGCAAGCTCAACGATATAAGATTCTTCGTCATCTTCGTTTTTATCGTATACAACATTATGTGGTGGATAACTATCCTGTGAATGTTGTAAGTTAGTTGTTACTCTTTCGAGGAACGGGTCAAACCCTAGAAAACCAGGGTGATTATGAATGGCGTCAAATTGCGCCAGTATAGAATTAAGTGTCATACTTTTCTCCAATCTTTATGCGAGTTATTGTTATATTGATGGCCTCACCATGAGCACCATCATAATTTATTTATAAGACAAAGCAACCCATTTTCCGAAAAAAATGGGCTGCAGTTTATTTTCCAATTAAGCAGCTTTTCTCTTACTTGCGCGCCAATCTTTGGCATGATATTTTTCCCAAGATTGTTGAGCCAATTCTATTCCAATATCATGGCCAGCTTTTTCAGATTCAAGCCATTTATGTTTTGATATTTCAATCTGTTCAGCTTTTTGTAAAGCAACCTCGTATGCTACATTTAATCCATTCATAGCTTTACTTATTTTGTTTTTATAATAAGGATTACTATAAAGAAGAAGCGAGGAGAATATTCCGCCTAAAGCGAACAGGGTACTTATGTATGCTAATATTTCCATAATATTTTATTTTGAATTAGTAATTCTGTTACAGTTGTAACAACTGCTATTTATACTCTAACCATTACTCACAAACTCATTAAGTTGGCGAGCTTTAGAAATTATATCTTCTTCAGTAGGAAAAGGCAATGGTACGTAAGGAGCTGGAAGCTCGGATTCAGTTTCCATTGCACGTTGTGTTTTTGCATTATAGCTTTCTTGTAATGCATAGTTCTTTGTATTCCAGTCCTCGACTAATAGGTCTTTTGCCATGTTTAAAATATCAAGGCGGATTTCATACGGGTTTTTTGTTTCACTCATTGTGTGTGTCTTTCTGTGTTTATGTTTATGTTCTATTGGTAACCACGATTAAGTGATATCCAAAGTCAGTTTTAATTGGTCCTTGAACTTCATTTATAGGAGCTGACCAAATAACTTTATCAAATTCTGGTACCATCTGGCCGGGGCCAAAGGTTCCTAAATCTCCACCTCTAGCGCCACTTGCGCATTGAGAATATTCTGGTGCTAATACTTGAAGAGGTGTTCCAGTCTTAATCTTTTCGATTAATTGATTACACATTTCTTTAGTCGACACCAAGATGTGTTGAGCTGATGCTTGAGCCATTACTTAACTACCACAAACTTTGGCTTTTTAGGAACAACTTTACCACCATATTGAAAAGTTGCTTCCTTTGCTGCGCCTTCAGTTTCGAATTCAGTATTCAAAATGTATTGATAATTATAAGCGTTTGAATGACCATCAGTTGCCGGAACATACTTATATATCACTTCAGTTTCTTCTTGAACTTTTGACTTGGCGTGTGAACCATCACAGAATCCATAAATTTCATCTTCTGTTTTTCCACACTTACATAGATAATCTTCTAGTTCTTCAACTAAAGCTACTTTTGATTTACGTCGGTCTAATTCTATGCCTTTTTCACGACCTAGCTCTTCTAATTTCTTTTTTGTTAGTTTTAATAGGTTTTCCATATTATGCTTTCTTTATATTTCCAATAGAGTATTTAGACTCTAAATTCCAATTTCTTTTTTCTTTGTGAGAAATAATTTTAATTTGTTTAAGTGGTGCAAACTTTCCTTTGATTTTATTTTCATCAATAATATCAAGTAATCCCCAATCACTTAAAAGGTCTGTAATAGTATTTCTTCTTTCAATATCGTTTTCTGTTAAGTTTGATGGTTTACCATCTAGAAGAAAAAGTTCTTTAAAATGCACTATAAAATATCGACCTTGTTTGTGAAGAATGTGACATGATTGAAAAAGAGTATTTTCATCTCTTTTAGAAGATACTCCTATTCTAGTAAGAGTTTCTTTTATTTTTAAAAAGTCGTCAGGTTCTCTTAAAGAAACCTCTAGCATATCGCCAGGTTCCCATTTTATGATGTCATCATTTGTATTCATTATTCAACTCAAAATATTATTTATAAATATCTCGGTCTTCACTGTTTAACCAATCAAGGCTACGACCAGCATTAACATCATCTGCTACTTTTCCTAATATTTCATCCATAGCTTCAATTGCTTGTCTACGTCCTGCATCTCTCCCAAGATACCACCCAGCAGCAACAAAAAATATATTAGATAATACAACTAAGATTTTATATTCCATATTGTATGTAACTCCTTTAATTGCTCTTTTGTTAAAATGTCTTTTACT